TTAATTAAAAATAAAGGTGCATGATCCTCAACATAAATATAAATTTCTTTTGGTCTGGCAGATGTGCGAATAATTAAAGAATTTTTATTATTTTTTTTTGGAATTTGGGATCTGACCTGGATTTTTAGATCCTTGTAATAAATATCAGGTGCAGAGCCAACATTTACAGTATAAGTAAATGGTATTTCAAGAAAATTACAAACTGCCATTTCTGCCATTGAACCTGATATGCTTTTGGCAAATTTATCATTTAAAGTAGATTTAAAACCATGTCCCCACTCTTGACCTAATTTGACAGACTCCAAACATCTTAAAATACCAAGATGAGCTGCCGATTGCATTTCATATAAACTTAAATTTATTTCTTTCATCTAACCCAATTTCCTTGCTTGTCCTTGCAATAGTGCATGAATACAACTTTATCTTTGTAAGTATGAAAACCCCAAACTTCACCATTACCATCTTCATAATTTGGGTTTAATTTCCACTCAGTATATTTTTCAAAAGCATGATCGCAGGTAACTTTTTTAATACCTTGCGTTATTGGAATTTTTAATAATTCGTAACCTGGCTCATTTGAGAGCAATCCCAAAAATAAAAAAAATATTTTCATTATGTTTCATATTTTTTGATGCCTTTTCTAATGATGTTTATTAATTTTGGATTTTGATAAAAAATTTTTGCAAATTCCTCAGTTAGTGTTGCAAAGGTTTCCTCTGATTTTGGTTTACTTTTAGCTTTATCAACTAAAAAATGAGCTAATTCATGTAAAAGAATTGCTATATAATTTTGAATGTTTAAATTTTTTTGAATATAAATTGTTGATTTACTTGGTAAATACAACCCAAAAGCATTTTCAATCTTAGCTTGTTTAATGCTCATATATCTCACTTTTACCTTGTAATTCTTGTATTTTATTTCTTTTATCATCCATGCGAATAATACCTAGTTAATACCTATTTTAACTTTGTTGACAAGTAATTTAATTTGTTAAAAAAAAACCTTAAAAACACTAAATATTCCAAATAACAGCTTACTTGTATAAACTAAGTTGACTTTCAGTTTAATTTATATTATTGATTTGTTTAATGGCGAATCAACTAAAAATAATTGGTGAACCCTATAAAAAGTTTGGCTTAAAGCATACATCTAAGTCAACTGCTACCCTGCCTCACACTATCAGATTTTTTAAAAAGCATGTTCTTGATTATAAAGAGGCTAACAAATTGTCTAATGCCTCTCTGCAAGGTGGAACAATAATTCATTTAATAGTTCAAGAATGTTTAACAAATAATGTCAGTGTCGATAAAGCAATTAATAAAAAAGAAATACAAGATAAAATTAATTCTTATGAACCTTTTAATGAAAAAGATAAAAAAAAATATGAAATGATAATTAAGTTTGCTAGTGAAACTGCAAATAATCATTTAGAAAATATAAAAGAGTTACCTAAAGAACAATGGACAGATGAAATAGAATATACAGTTTGGACTCCACCAGTACAAACATATTGGCTTTGCTATATTGATTTAGTTGGTAAGGTTTATTTTGGTGATTTAAAAAATAAATTTGGATCAGTTGAATTTAAACCATTAAAGAAGAAACAAACAAAAATAAATCCAAATAGAACTGGAGATTATGTTATTTCATCAGTAAAAATGCCTGATCGACCATTTTTTTCTGATTTATTACAAATTGCTTTATATCAAAAAGTTTGTCCTAAAATACCTTTTTTATCTTATGCAAGTCATACAGATAGAAAATTATTTACTGCAAAAAATTGTGAAGATTTAAAACAAGAAAATTTAGATAATTATTTAAAGCAGCTAATGATTTATGAGATAGCTTGGCAAAAAAAATTAGAATGTGCTGATGGCGATATAAAAAAATTAGCTTGGTTATGTCCTCCTGATTTTTCAGATATTAAAAAAGTTTCTTTTTGGTGGGAGGGAGTGCCAAAAGAATACATCAACAGGTATTTAAAATATTATGAGTGATATGGGTATCATAAAACCACTTAGAGATAGGATTAGAGATTTGGAACAAATTAATAAAGAACATCAAAAATTAGTTGGTAATTTAGAAACCCAACTAAAAGACAAAAACAAAAAAATAGATGAGCTACAAGAAAGAATAAACAACCCATTAAAAAAAATGAGAGGATTTGGAGATTTATGAAAGATTTATTAAAAAAATTACACAAAGCATCAAACGAAGCAAAGAGTGTAACTAAAGAAAAAAAATCAGGTGGTATGAATTTTGAACCATTATTAGCTGATAAAGTTAAGGAAGTTGCCATGAAAGCATTTATTGAAAATAAACTTTATCCAATTTGTAATTACGAAACACATATAAAAGATAATTTTGTAATGATTGTTTGTAATATGAAGATTTATAATGTTGAAAACCCAAATGAATTTATTGAGGTAAATGGTAGCTCTGGTTATGGCAAACTTGACCGATATGGAACAGGTAATGGTATGACATATTCTCAAAAATATGCTTACCTTGCTGCTTTGAATTTAAAAACAGGAATTAAAGATGAAGATGGATATAATTTTGAATTGAATGAAAACACAACTAGTAAACAAAAACCAAATTTAAAAGTAGTAACTACTGATAAAAATTTTGTTGATGATTGGATTAGCAAAATGAATGAGGTTGCAAAATATGCAAAATCTCAAAATGATTATGAAAAAAGAATTATGCCATTGAGAGAAGAATATCAAACAGAATTACATCAAATATCAACCGACCTAGTATCTCAACAAAGAATTGATGATGCTGAGTCTAAATTAAAACAACAAATAAATATGAGGTATGAATAATGTCCGACTATAATAATACGATTGCATTTTGGAAAAGAAAACCAAAGGATAACGATGAACCTGGAAAAAAATATCCTAACTACACTGGTAAAATGACTGTAGATGGTAAACAAAAAGAGGTTTCATTGTGGCTTAATATGAAAAAACCAGAGGAAAGAAAAGAAGGTGATCCTGATATGAGTGGCCAAATACAAGATCCATACAAGGCTAATAATGACTAAAGAACAAGTAAACCCAGATTATTATAAAAATAAATCTATTGAAACTTACGATGCTATAGTTTCTCAATTATCGCCATTAGAGGTCATTGGTTATCATAGATCACAGATTATGAAATACACAATGAGGTTTGGTGAGAAACATGGTGAAACTATACATTCGTCTTTAATGGACGCATCAAAGGCTCATTGGTATTCAGAAAAATTAATTCAATACATGAATGACTTGAAAAGAAAAGGAATAGATATTGAGCCAACAACTAATATTGAGGAGTTATTTAAAGAAAAAAAATGAAAAAAACTAATGGACATAAAATATATTTTTCAGAAAAAAAATTTAAAGTTTTAAAATTTATAAAAGATTTTATTGAAAAATATAATTATTCGCCAACTTTATTTGAAATTGCAAATCAGTTTGGTTATTCAAGAGCTAGAGCAGGTGTTATTGTTAGGGATCTGTACAAAATGGGTTTGATTTATAAAGGTGAAAGCAATCATAGAAAAATAAGAATGACTGCTAATCAAATAAGTTCAGTTAAAAATTTAAAATTTAATAGGGAGTTTCAAGCACATGCCTAAAATTACAAAAGAAAGTTATTTTGATGTCCAATGTAAGGCACAAGAAGAATTTGAAAGTGTAGAACAAGCTATGCAATCAAATAGACCTAGTGAAAATTCTATGGTCGAAATCTTGAATGTTAATATTACTAACACCAAGATTAAAACAATAAAGGAGCAACAAGAAGCAAATGAGTCTAAGCAACAGCAAAAGCCTCAAGTATGACAAAATGAAAGAGCTTTTTGAAAAAATTTATGCAGGTAAAGACACTAGGCAGTGTGTTTGCAGACTAAGGCATAAAAAAAAGTTCGATCAATTATATAGAGAAGTTGTCAGAATTGAGAATAGAGATGCTAAATTTATGTATGGTTAAGTAAACCATAACTAAAAGTTGTAAAAAACTATAGGCTACTTGTCTGCTCAAATTAAGGAGGGAGCTTGAGAACTAAATTATCTATGATTAAGAGTGCTATGAAAGCACCTCAATATGAAAATTTAACAACTCAAGAATTAAATATTTTTCAATCAGGCTTTAGGAATGGATTTAATATTGCTCATTTAGAATTTAAAGAAAAAATTAAAAAATTACATATTATCATTAAACACCTCAAAAAAAGACAACCGATATTAATTCAAACTGATTTAAAAAAAACTGCATCAGCAAATGATATGAAAAAAGTCCTACAATGGGTTTCAAATAAATTTAATGTTGATGAAAATGTTATTACTGCAAAATCAAGATTGGCAGATGTAACAAAATTAAGATCCCTTGCATTAAATATTATTTATGAAAATTACGATGTCAGCACACCTGCTATGGGTAGATTTTTTAACATGGATCATACAAGCATATTGCACCACATAAATAATAAAATGAATTTAAGAAGCTGTTGGAAAAGTAATTCTAATTTATGGAAATATTATAATGAATTTACATTATAAATTAAGGAGGAAGAAACAATGAGTCAAATATATGAAATATCAAATCGTTTAGATGAAGATGTTGAGTGCATGGAAATAGAGGGATCAGTGACTATAAAATGTGGTAACAAATCTGATAAACTTTCATTTAAATCAACTTATGAAAATGGTTTTTTAGGTACATCAAAAAAAGATTTTTTTTGGAAAAATGGAAAAAGACCAGAAAATTTTGAAATGGTCTTTGTTGAGTTTGGTGATGCTTTATTAAAAATGCAAGGAGATTACATGGTTAATTATGATATTAGACCAGAAAATTTAAAGAACAAAGATGAATAGATTTACAGAATTATTGGGTTAATGTTGGATCACCTGATAATCATTCATAATGCTCTTTGAGAATGAAAAAGTATCCAAACAATTTGATGTAATGATGATGATGACAACTGGGGGCTTTTAGCCCCCTTTTGTCTTAATTCCAAATAATATTTTCTGAAAATTTTTGTTGCTTATTGTTATGCTCAAATGGAGCAATATAAGTTCTATTAACAAAGTTTATATCTTTATCACCAATAAAATGTGCAAGTTCTAAAGCATTGTTAAACTTACCTTTAGCTGCAAAATAAGTAGTTCTATAATGCCTAAAAAGGTATGCTTTTCGCTTGATTGGAAAATCCTGATACTCAGGTCGCATTTTCTTAAAACTCTTGTTTATGGCTCTTATAAGCCTTTCTACGCATATATATTTACCCTTTGTATTAAGAAATAGCTTATCTTGTAGGTCAGGCAAGGAATTGACATAATCTACTATATGATCTTTAAGCGATGCTGATATTTCAACAATTCTCTCACCCTGCTCAGTTTTTGTTTCACCAAGTTTCTTATGCCTTTTTACTGCCTTATTTATATTTATTTGCAAATTGTTTGATTTTAAGAATATTAAATCCGATCTTTCTAATGCTCTTATCTCACTTGGTCTTGCAGCAGTTTCTAATAAGATCATATATATAAGTTTAATCATCTTATCATCAATATTGTAGATAAGCTCTTGCATGACCTCAAAAGTCCAAAAATCAAGATCAATCTTTTTTCTTTTTTTATTGGGTGTAAATATATCTGTTAAATAATTAATATCTTTTGTAATATTAAAATCTAGCTTACCCTTGTCTGCACAATAAGAAATAATATTTTTAAAATGATTAAATATTTTAGTGATTGTTTTACCATCTAATTGTTTGCTTTTTAAGGACTCTATAAAATCAATTATATTTTGCTTTTCAATTAGTCTTACATCTTTGTTTTTAAAAAATGGATAGATATGGCATTTATAAAAACTATGATAATCTTCAATAGTGCTATCACTAGTTTTACCAATGCTCCTTT